AATTGACAAGACATTCAGCCCCTGTCTTTTTGTTGAACCGATGTAGCTCAGTTGGCAGAGCACGTGGCTTTTAACCACGTAGTCGCGGGTTCGAGCCCCGTCATCGGTGTTTTTTTAATTTTGGCTGTATTGTATATTATAGGCAAAATTATTTTGTTTCATATTACATAAATCACGTACTCAAAATTTTTCCTCTGGTTCAGCAACGGCAACAGCCTCACGTTCCTCCACTGTCTTCGGCAATCTTGACCACTGATAATCAATCTCTTCAAGGTACGCCTCCAATTCATCTATTTTTTGCCAAAAGCAGTCCCTGTCATCATCACTTATGTCTTCATGTTCGTCTTCAATCAAATTATAGTATATATTCAGTTTAAACATTGTCTGATCCCATAAATCCTGTAATTCAATTTTATCGCAGTGATCAACACGATGATAAACGACATACGGAAACATTACATATGGCTTACGCACTATATTAGCCATTTGTGTCAGCGTATCATCATATTCCCACCCACTCATATCTGCTATTCACAAGGGATAATTATTTAACTAACTGAAGTTTTCTTTAACTAATTTTTTTACGAAAGGCGGTCAAGAACCCTATCCAGTAATTTTTGTCGCCAAGTCGGCAGATTAAATACGTCCTTAAATCCCTCTATTTTATCTTTAGTAGAACTACGATTGCCACCCTTAAAGGATTCTAAAATAGATTTACACGCAACTCCCTCATCCGAATTTTCATATTTAGCACATGTCTTCACAAACGCCTCCATTTTCTCTTTTGCGGTTGCCGTTCGCCCACAAGCCAATAAGCAATAAATAGAATTACTAAAATTTGCATACGACCCGGCTACCGTAACATCACAGCTACTATAAAGATTCGCAACCTCTTCAAAAGCTTTAGAAGCCAGCTCTAAATCCACATTTAGCCCAATTTCGGCGGCATTTCGCAATGCCCGTGCCGAACAGGATATTTCCCCATTTTCTTTATAAAGCTCGTATGCCTTTCTATATTTCGCAATTGCGGGTTCAGAAAACCCCATAGATAAGTTTCGTGTTGCCTCGTCCATTAATGGCCCGGGTCTATCATTATGGATAGCAACAGATTCGGTATTACCCATTTTGAATAAAGTAAATAATGTAAATATAGCTAAATAACGCATAATAATTAAAAATCCTGTATATAATTAAGGAAACCTCTATGCCAAGCTCACACACTACACTGGCATTATTTCATTCAATATTTATATCACCGCTATTTATTTATGTGGGTTTGGCCAGAGAACAAGTCCCCGACACAGTATATTATTGCTTGGGTGGAATAGGAGTCGTAATATTATGCTATCACGCTTTCAAAGCATATGAAAAAATCAAAGCAAACACTAGCCCGTGGATTAACTATATCCACATGTTCCTTGTTGCTCCTTTATTAATTATATTAGGTCTTGCCGGCAAAACAGCAAATCGTAAATATTTCGAAATGCTACTTATGTTAGGTTTCGCTTCCTTTGGATATCATACGCTTTCAATAATACGGGAAATGATGTCCCGATGAGTCTTATTTGCCGGAATACAGCCAGTACAATGATATAGGTACGACGCAATAGATTGAAACTCCTTCTTACACGTCGTACAACTTGGATTTTCCTTGTTATATGCCGGAATCCAACCATCTGCATGTAGACGAGCATAATGTACCAGTATGTTCGCCTTCGTCCTACACGTATGTTTACAAACAGTACATGTATACTGTTTATTCGCATATATGTTCTTAATCTTCTCATCGCCCCCAAGACAAATATCTGTAACATTCGAATGCTTTGCTGCCATATGATGTAAGTATCCTGATTTCTGTATAAATCCCATATTACAACCAGACTCTTTACAAGTAAATTTGTAATCCGCATTATGTCGTTTTACATGATAGCACATTGTGTTTTGCTTATCTGTAGTAAACTTACAATCTTTATGTTGACATACAAAATGCCCATCGGCGTCCTTAACATATTCAATGCCCATTTTGTCAGTTCAAAACGACAATAAAATATTCAATTTTTTGAGCAAATCACGTTAACACATTTATTAAACGCTCATTGAAGTATGAAATAAAACATGTCCACAGCCTATTTTCACCTATTGCAACCGCTACATTCAGAAAATGTAATAATACATTTTCCCACCAATCAAAAGAAAGTTTGAAATAACTAAAACATTAACTAATCATTAAAAAATGGCTCAAAATGAACTACTGCGTGAGCTTCATTACGAACAACTAAGACGAAAAGGTTTACCTCTGCCTAAACATTCAACATCAGAAAAGGCAGTAGGCTCTGATTCGGCGTTTTGTTGTGCCGTTTGCTATACAGATGGCGAAACGTCAGGCTTAGTTACACCAAAATGTACCCATAAAATCTGTTTAGCCTGCTATACAACCATTGTTATTGGACATAAAGAAAAAGCCAAATGTCCAGAATGTCGTGCCGTATATATGCCAGAAGATAAGTCAAAAAATATAACTCTTGAACTGCGGGCAGAAAATACAAACGACTACAATTTCAACACAGATGACGACGATGATAATATGCCCCCATTAATAGGGTTAAATGATGATATCATAAACAATAACATCGAATATATTTATTATAACACGAACACAAATAATATTAACAACAATCACAATCTAATAAACGCAACTTCACAAAGTTTAATAAATCATAACGTAGATAATCAAACTATTGAACTTATCCGGTCAATATTACATAATACACTGAATCTTTAGAAACCCCAGCACATTTAAATCGCAAAAATATATAGGGAATGAAAAATTCACAGGTCTGGTATCTAGGCCTCACATTAATAATTTTAATGATTGTAGCGTTTCTAATTTTTTACGATTCTAAAATGGATTACGCTATACAGATAACTAAGGAAAAGCAAATTCAGATACAATATGATTTATGGAGTTACTACAATAAAGAAAAGGTCAATAGACCCACACACGCAAAATCCCGCTCCGTCTTGTTACTACATGCTTACGTCCCTTTCTGGAATGCTGGCTCAGAGGTATGTGCTCATACAGTAAATCGCCTTTTAGTACAAAAAGGCCACGAAGTATGGGTAGGGGCTCCCGGTTATCCATATCGTGTCTACGAAGGCGTCCATCTTTTTGACAGCAATAACCGTTTATTATTACATTCGATTATGCGTTACGCTCACACCTTAGGGACGCATTCATTCCGCGAACGCTGTATTAAATTATCCGAAATGTACGGTGTAGCCTTTATAGACTGGTTTCATGGAGGTACATACACAGGAAATGTGCGTGACTTAACCAAACCAGACACGTACACAAACATATGGTCTGTATTCAATAGTACATCACTGATGGAAGCACATAAAAAAATAAACGAAGAAAAAACGCATATATTAAGACCTCCAGTTGACTGGCACGAATACGAAGTCCAACCCCGTTTACATCAGCGTAAATATGTCACATTAAGTAATTTGAATGAAAATAAGGGTGGGCATATTTTAATAGACATAGCTAAGGCAGCCCCAGAAATTGAGTTTTTAGGTGTACGTGGTTCATATTGGAAACAAATAGAAGATAAAACTATACCAAATCTAACATACATAGATAATACACCTAAAATTAAAGAGGTATATGCGGTTACTAAAATTCTCATAATGCCATCTGAAGCGGAAACATGGGGTCGTACAGCGGTGGAAGCAATGTCATCGGGTATCCCCGTAGTTGCCTCCCCGACTCCCGGGTTAAAGGAGTGTTGCGAAGACGCTGCTCTTTTCGTGGAGCGTACAAATATTGATGAATGGGTTCGTATAATCCGACGATTGGCAAACGACCAATCCTTTTACGACGAATACGCAAATCGCGGTAGAGCACGAGCCAAACAATTGGAACCAACACACGACCTTGAAATGTTTTTGGAATGGTATGAAAAAAAAGTCGTGCCTTCAACTGACAACAGCAAAGGTAATCCCCCGACATTTTTTGAAAAAATTCTAGACACTATGTAGAAAATGAGTGCCCATTTCGCGATCAAGGTTGGCTCTAAAGCACAAGTATTTCACGGCACAGCTGAGCGTACTGCTGGCGGTCTAAAAAAGGGTGATTTAATGCAAACAAAGGCGGGTCGCATTGTTTCCAAGAAGCAACACAACGCTGGTCTAGTCGCCATTAAGCGTTTACGTGCGGCGGGCTTTGTGGCGAAAAAGGGCGAGTTCACGCTTTTCCACAAGTCCAAGAAGTCCAAAGCCCCTACACGCACCCGTGCCCAGCACACCCGTGCGTTCACCAAGGCTGTGAAATCAAAGAAGGCTGCCACGCGTGCGACCCGCAAGGCTATGGGCGGTCGTCGTCGTTAATATATTATTATTTCACGCCTTCGGCAGGCGGTTATCACCTGTTAGTCAAATAAAAACAGGGTGTGATTTTTCGGAAAGAGACTGTTTGAAATTCCCAAAAGTGTAAATGTGTATTTTAACAATAATTCGCTTGCGAATTATTGTTAAATAAAAGGTGAACTGGGTTGTTTTTTAGATCAAACAATCATGCTTGCTCTTTTATTGTGAAGTGCAGAAGTTAAGCGACCATCTGAAAGGGGGTTTTTAAATTCTGTACTTTACAGCTATGGCCATACAAAGTTGTACACACTTTGGGTTTAAAACTTCGGTACTGACTGGTACACAACTTTGACACAGGCCGTAAGGTATAATATAAAATACCTACTTTAGAAAAGCGTTTTTATAAGCAATAAATTATAAGAACTACAAGGGCGTGCAGGGTTGTTTGATCTGAAAATTTTAAGGTATTTTATAATTTATATTATGTAAAAACTACAAAATATCAGTTGAATAAATGGTATTAAATCAAACAACCCTGCTTGCCCGGATAGGTAAAATATGGCATTTAAAATAAACGGATATGAAATAGATATGGATATTGGGGTTATTAAGGGTAAACCTAAAGATGGTCTATTTGCCTCAATTTTTACTTGGATACTTGAGGTCCTGCCCTACTTAAAAAAAAATAATATACGTCCAAAATGGAATATAGATTCGTATTGCTATGGAATGGTTTTTCCTTCTATACTTAAAGAAAGAAACGTAAATGTGTTAGCAAATACTGTGATAAAATTAAAAACACTGAAAAATTATTATTCTTACAAGTTTAACGCAAGTGAGTGGCAATACGCACACGAGTTATTTTTCGATTATTTTGATATAGCAGACGATATATTACAGGAAGTGTCGACATTTCAGGCAAAATTTTATAAAAAAACGCTAGGCGTACATTTTAGAGGAACAGATAAAAACGGAAACGAAGCTACGCGTATATCAAAGGAAAATGTAATTAGTAATATCAAAGCATTTTTATTAAAAAACACCGAATTTATTACAATTTTTGTGGCATCGGATGAAACAGCATTTATAAATCTAATGAAGGAGTCATTTGACCAAACACATAAATTAATTTTTATAAACGCTCTTCGTAGTAATAATAATAACCCTATCCATCTTTCCTCATCTGGGATAGAACAGGCTCGAACAGCTATGATTGATAGCTTAACATTAAGTAAATGTGATTTTGTAATTAAAACCTCATCATGCCTTTCCGACTGGGTAAAAATTTGGAACCCAACTATTGAGGTTTATAATTTGAATAGATTTAAAAAGGATTGGTATCCACAAGCGATGATACCTGTAAAATGTTTCATTGATTAAGCTACAAGGGTAAGCAGGGTTGTTTGATCTGAAAAATTTAAGGTATTTTATAATTTATATTATGTAAAAACTACACAATATCAGTTGAATAAATGGTATTAAATTAAACAACCCTGCTCGCCCGGATAATGTTTTTTAGAACAATGTTCATGACGGTACCTGTAGTACCCCAGTAGAAGGTAATACTTCAGTAATAAGCGGTATTTTGAATGAAGCACTGGCTAATATCCCGCAAATTTCACCAATTGTATTGTACATAAATGTAAAATACCTACAAGGGAGAGCAGGGTTGTTTGATCTGAAAAATTTAAGGTATTTTATAATTTATATTATGTAAAAACTACAAAATATAAGTTGAATAAATGGTATTAAATCAAAAACCCTGCTCGCCCGGATAAGATTTTCAAATCAAACAGTACTGGTTCTAACGCTCATTGTTACATGTTTATTATATTTATTTATTAAGCCGGTCGCTGCTTTGCAGGCGGCATCAATATTATAATTAGTAGAATGATCAAGCTGGTCTGTCTCGGATCTATAATCGCGTAATACTTTAAACCCAAGTCTTAATGATTCTTTAATTGTAATAATATCAATGCCCCAACCATACCGCGTTAATTCTTTAAAATTATATTTTTTAAATACTTTAACAATTTCTGGATTAATAAACCAAAATCCACAATCTGTATTTTCTACATTAAATACGTCTGTTTCAAGCATCTCATATTTAGTTGTGTAAATACTACGTTTGTCATATGGTGCGTATATACCAACTTTATACTTATTAAATATTTCTACAGAATTCATAAATATATTTCCAAAAGAATTTTCGGAAATATTGTCACCTACAATAACACAAAATATTTTATTTTCTTCAACATTTCTTATAGCATGTTGGTATTGCGAACCATAATAATGCGAATCGTCCAGTTGTATATTTTTAATAGAGTCATTTAATTTTAGATTTTCATCGCAATTTATAATAGTTACGTCATTAACAACTTTACTTATGTTTTCAAATAGCTTCAGACAGTTTTTACTAACATTATGCCAATTGAATATATAAACAGAAATACTATCTACAAGGGCGAGCAGGGTTGTTTGATCTGAAAAATTTAAGGTATTTTATAATTTATATTATGTGAAAACTACACAATATCAGTTGAATAAATGGTATTAAATCAAACAACCCTGCTCGCCTGGATAATGTAAATATCTCCTGGACAGAACTATTTGGCATTCTTAGTTTTTCGCATAGTTTACCATGAATTCCTGAAATTTTACAGCCTTTACAACAATAATCACCATGGCGACTGTTTAAACCATCGCTATGTTTAAAATATAAACAATCATCTCTTATACATTTTTTTAATAAATGTTCTGCCATAGTTATTTATTTTAAATATTTTAAATATTTTAATTTATTATTTTATACGCAACGAAATTCGAAGAGTAAACTGGAGAGTTTGTTCTTATAAATTTAAATTTAAGCTATTTATATTACAGATCAGCACAGAAGTTGTATACAACTTACAAGGGTGAGCATGGTTGTTTGTTCTGAAAAATTTAAGGTATTTTTATATTATGTAAAAACTACAAAATATCAGTTGAATAAATGGTATTAAATCAAACAACCCTGCTAGCCCAGATAGATTTAAATAACTTCGTTAGACTGGCCGGTAAGTACACCCCTCTGAAATGGGGTGTACTTATCTCCAGCACTTTACTGTACAAGGGTAAGCATGGTTGTTCGATCAAAAAATTTAAGGTATTTTATAATTTTTATTACCGTGAAGTACCGAAGTTAAGTACACTCCCTTTCAGAGGGGGGACTTAACTTTACAGTACTTCACAGCTACGGCCGTACAAAGTCGTACACCCTTTGGGTTTACAACTTCGGTACTGGCCGGTATGTAAAACTACAAAATATAAGTTGAATTAATGGCATTAAATAAAACAACAATGCTTGCCCGGATAGTTATCCGGGCGACACCGTAAAGTTAAGTACCCCAAAGGGGGTACAATTTTGTAGGGTTGTAGCTGTGAGATAACGTAAAATGCCTATCTGGGCAAGCTGAGTTGTTTCATTTAATACCATTAATTCAACTTATATTTTGTAGTTTATATAATAATATAAATTATAAAATACCTTAAATTTTTCAGATCAAACAACCCAGCTCACCCTTGTATGATAAATTTTACATATAACTGTACTATATTTACATTTCAAGACCCTGAAACATAACAGCAGTCGTTTCTGAAAGCGATGCTAATTGAAGAGTCATAAACGAATCATCGGGTACCTCAAAAGGGTCAGAAACTCCAGTAAAGTTCTTAACCGAGCCTGCCCGTGCAGCTGCATACAGCCCCTTTACATCACGTCGTTCACACTCGGTCACAGGTGTGTCTACATAAATCTGGTAATAATCACCCCAAGCACTAATAAGCTTCTTATTAAACGCACGGTCATCCGCAAACGGTGCAATATTTGCAACAATTACAAGGCCCCCGTGGCGTACAATTTCGGATGCAACATATCCAATGCGACGCACGTTCATCGAACGGTCTTCTTTAGAAAAACCAAGTCCCTTAGATAAATGTGTCCGAATAACATCAGCATCAAGAATTGTGACCTCTCTATGCGGATACTTCTCTTCAAGCCTAGCCTTTAAAATTTCAGCCAACGTACTTTTACCCGCCCCTGATAGCCCAACAAAGTAGTAGCAAGCCCCACGCGGTCTATTATAAAACTGTTGTAGCACCTTTACAACGCCGGAATAAGAATACCAACCAGGCACTTCTGTCCCAGATTCAAGCATAGAACGGAAAGCAGTACCAGATATATTCTTAACTGTATGCCCACCTGCTTTAGCCAAGCCGGCCTCCATATAGGAATTAGCATCTTCGCAGAAAACAACCTCTTGAGAGGCTAATATAACAATTCCTATTTCGTCAGCCAGCGAAAGCGCAAGCGTCTGAGCAGCCATCGGGTCGAAAAAAGCCGTACCGTCGGTCTTCTTATAAGACGGCCCAGCATGATCCCGCCCTACGATAAAATGTGTACATCCATAGTTGCGTCTAATAACAGCATGCCAGATAGCCTCACGTGGTCCAGCCATACGCATACTGAGAGGCAACACCGAAAGCGTACAAGACGGTAACTCGGACAAAACCTCATTATAACACTTCATACGCACTGGAAACGGAATATCACATTCTTGTGTCACACCTTCAACGGGATGTAGCATAACAGCGGCACCGGCAACTTTGGCAGCTGAAGCCTTAATTAGTTCAATATGAGAACGGTGTAACGGATTACGGGTCTGGAAACCAATCAAAGGCTTTCCGCTTTCAG